CTTCCGGGCCGTTACGCTGTGCCGGATGGCGCTGGCGTGGACGTTCTGCGCGCTTCGACCGATCAGGGTATCGAACTGGTCATGACCAAGAAGTTCGATCCGCTGACCTTCCAGACGCTTTACACTCTGGACACGTTGTACGGCGTTGTGATGACCAACCCTGAAATGGCTGGCATCCTGCTGTTCAACCAGACCTGAGTCTGACAGGGGGAGGGGGTTAGCACTGCTGGGAGTTCCCGGTGGTTACTTGCAAGGCTAACCCCCAACCTCAAATCAAGGAATAAACGATGGCAAAGAAACCGACTAAAGCCGCCGCCAAGATCGCCAAGGTCATGGGTGAATATAAGGCTGGTAAGCTGCACGCTGGCATGAACCCCAAGGGACCGAAGAAGGCTCCTATGGCCAAGAGCCGTAAGCAGGCTATTGCCATCGCTCTCAGCGAAGCTGGTGTGGCTCGCAAGGGGAAGAAGAAGTGACCGACTTTCCAACCATCATGTATCGCACGCCTGGTCCGCACAAGAAGCCGCGTGGCGGCACTTACAAGACCACTGGCGCAGCCGATAAGGCAGAGTTTGACGCACTGCTCAAGCAGGGCTGGTTCCCGTCTTATGAGGAAGCTGCTGCTGGCAAGATCGCTGGCAAGATCATCGAGGCCGCTGAGGCATTCGAGGATGCTGTTGATGAGGTGTCTGCTCCGACCCGCGATGAACTGGAAGCCAAGGCAAAAGAACTTGGTGTCTCGTTTAATGCGCGAACTTCTGATAAGAAGCTAGCAGAACGCATCGCTGAGGCTCTGGAGGGCTAATCGTGGGATATACCAAGCGCCAGTTCGTTGAGGCTGCATTCGAAGAAATCGGCATGTCGAACTATGTGTTCGACCTTCAGCCCGAGCAGCTGGAATCGGCTCTGCGGCGCTTGGATGCCATGATGATGGAATGGAACGCCTCTGGCATTCGCCTGGGCTATCCCATCGCCAGCAGCCCGCAGGATGCGGATCTGGACACCGAGACCTTTACGCCTGACAGCGCATGGGAAGCGGTGATCACCAATCTCGCCATCCGAATCGCTCCAGGATATGGCAAGACTGTCTCTCCCGACACCAAGGCGATCGCAAAGAACGCGCTCAACGTTCTGATGCAGCGTGCCACCTTCCCGCTTGAGAAGCAGCTGCCTGACACGATGCCGATCGGTCAGGGCAATAAGCCTTGGCGCTGGGACAATCCCTATGCCCAGCCTCCCGTTGATCCTGTTGATGCTGGGCCTGATGGTCCGATTGAATGGAGTTAAGCAATGCCGACTATCAACTATCTCCCGCTGATCACGCAGCTTTCAGGCGGTGACAATCTGGTCCTCTGGGTTCCCAATCAGGGTGACTCGCGCCGCGCTTCGATCACGACCTTCATCCAGTTCATTGAAGAGAACTTTGACGGCGTGGTTTGCAATAACGTCCAGACCACTCCGACCACCTTCGCACAGCTTCCTAACCCTGTCGGTAATGCTGGTGCGCGTGCCTTCATCACTGACTGCACGGTCGATACGTTTGGCACTGCTGCTGCTGGTGGAAGCAATAAGCAAGTTCCGGTCTGGAGCAACGGCACTGCTTGGTATGTCGGCTAATGAAAAAGGATGCGCGTCTCGCTAACGCTGGCGTGACTGGCTATAACAAGCCAAAGCGCACGCCTGGGCATCCGAAGAAGTCGCATATCGTCGTCGCCAAGGAAGGCGATAAGATCAAGACGATCCGTTTCGGTGAGCAGGGCGCAAAGACCGCTGGCAAGCCAAAGGCTGGGGAGTCCGAAGCGATGAAGAAGAAGCGCGCCAGCTTCAAGGCACGGCACGCAAAGAACATCGCCAAGGGCAAGATGAGCGCAGCCTGGTGGGCGGCGAAGGAAAAATGGTGAGATGGTCCAGATCCCGATCTTGAATGGCATCTACGCTGACACTGGCCCAGACCTGCGCACCTCTTATCCCGTAAACATGGTGCCGGTGCCAAAGGGCAATGGGATCAGCAACGGCTTCTCGCGTCCTGCCGATGGGATTGTTGGCAACGGCACTGGTCCCGGTGTTGATCGTGGTGGCATCAACTGGAACAACGTCTGCTATCGCGTGATGGGTTCCAAGTTCTGCTCGGTTTCCAGCACTGGCGTGGTAACCGTCATTGGCGATGTTGGAAATGACGGCAAAGATGTGTCGATGGATTATTCCTTCGACCTGTTGGCGATCGCGTCCAACGGGAACCTGTTCTATTACGATGGCTCTACCGTCACGCAGGTGACTGACCCGGATCTTGGCACTGTCCTCGATGTGGTCTGGGTTGATGGTTATTTCATGACCACCGATGGCGAATATCTGGTGGTGACTGATCTCAGCAATCCATACGCAGTCAATCCGCTGAAATATGGTTCTGCAGAAGCTGATCCAGATCCGATCGTGGCGCTGCTCAAGCTTCGCAATGAAGTCTATGCGCTCAATCGCAACACGATCGAAGTGTTAGATAACGTTGGCGGTGACCTGTTTCCGTTCCAGCGCATTGAAGGCGCTCAGATCGAAAAAGGCGTTATGGGGACGCAGGGTTGCTGCATTTATATGGAAACGGTTGCCTTTATCGGCAGCGGATTCAATGAGGCTCCTGGCATCTATCTTGGCGTGAATGCCAATGCGACCAAGATTAGCACGCAGGAGATCGATCAAATCCTGCTTGATTACACCGAGGCGCAGCTGGCGCTGGTGAAACTGGAGGCGCGCAACGACAAGGCGCACCAACACCTTTACATCCACCTGCCTGATCGCACCTTGGTCTTTGACTCAGCGGCAAGCGAAGAGCTTGGTCAGCCGGTATGGTTCACGCTGACCAGCAGCATTGAAGGCTTCTCCCGCTATCGCGCTCAGAGCTTTGTGTGGTGCTACGACAGGTGGCTTGTAGGCGATCCCACGAACAACGGCGTTGGATATTTCGTGGACAATGTTTCTACGCACTGGGGACAGACCGTGCGCTGGGAGTTTGGCACCACCATCGTCTATAATGAGGGACGCGGTGCGATCTTCCAGAACCTTGAATTGGTCGCGCTGACCGGCTCTGTGGCATTTGGTGAAGATCCGACGATCAGCACCAGCTATTCGACTGATGGCCTGAACTGGAGCCAGCAGAAGTTTATCAACGCTGGCAAGCAAGGGCAGTATGCCAAGCGCCTGGTCTGGTTCCAGCAGGGCTGGATGCGAAACTGGCGCATTCAACGCTTCCAAGGCACCTCAGACGCGCATCTATCGTTTATTAGGCTAGAGGCGGCTATCGAGCCGTTGGCGTTCTGATGGCACTTATCAAACTCGGTCTGACACGCGATCAGCTTGCATCGTTTCTGCAGGACTTTGAGCAGATCAAGCAGTTTGAAAAGCTGTTCACGACTGTCGATGACAACACCAATAACGAGATCCCCAGCATCGCCATCAATGCTGGAAATGCTGGCGAAGCTGCCAATGATGCGCTTGCTCAGGTTGCTGCGCTGGCTGAATTGCTGGCTCTCGTTGATACCGCGCCGCGTGCTGAGTTAGGAACGCTTGCTGCACTGCAGCAAGATAACGTGCCATCGTTGACTTTTGACAACGCGCCAGAAGTTATACCCACTGCCATTGGCAGCCTCTATTGGGATGGTGGGACAACGCTTGGCGTGCAGATGACCGCTAATATTGTTGGCCGCGTCAATGAGGACCAGTTCTATTACATCAAGGCATCGGCTGCGATCACTAAGGGTCAGGTAATCATGTTTGATGGCGCTGTGGGCGCGTCAGGCGTTATCAAGGGAAAGCCTGCCACTGGCGTAACCAATGGTGCTTATATCATGGGAATCGCCGCTGAGAGCATTGCCAATAATGGCTTTGGACTTGTCCAGGCATTTGGATCTCTGCGTGGCATCAATACATCGACATTCAGCGATGGCGACATTCTCTGGTATGATCCTGCAGTTACTGGAGGATTGACCAAGACCGAGCCTGTTGCGCCTAACGTCAAGGTCCAAGTGGCCGCAGTTACCAACGCGGCAAATAATGGCTCGATCGCCATTCGCGTGACCGCTGGATCTGTGCTTGGTGGAACCGATAGCAACGTCCAGATCACCAGTCTGACCGACAAAGATATGCTGGTCTATATCGGTGCAAACAGCCGATGGGAGAATAAAGATCCAGCTGCAGTGCGCACTAACCTCGGTCTTGGAACGATGGCTTTGCAAAATACTGGCGTATCTGGCACATTTACCACGGCTGACGTTCCGCCAAAGACTGTGACTGTCACCAACGGTATCATCACGAGCATAGTGTAGGACGAAATCAATGGCCGTAACCATCAGCAACATCATCCCAGCAAAAACGGCTGAGGCAACGCAAACCACGCAATATACCTCATCTGGCGTGCAGACGATCATCGATAAGTTCACTGCAACCAATTATAGCGCAGCAGCTGCGACAATCAGCGTGAACCTTATCGCGCCATCAGGTTCTGCTGGAAATGATAACCTGATCGTCAAGACCAAGACGCTCCAGCCAACTGAGACCTATACGTTTCCTGAATTGGTCGGCCATGTGCTTCCCAAGGATGGTCTTATCTCAACCATTGCTGGCACGGCATCGGCCATCAACATTCGCGCATCTGGGAGGCTCGTAAGCTAATGAAAAAGCCAATGATCATGATTGAAGGCTTCGGCGGTATTCGCGAAAGCGAACCGTTCATCACGCCTGCTGAGAACAAGAAGAACACGCAGACCGTCATCGATGACTGGATGCTTGGCCCTGAAAAGCCCAGCAATGAGCGCGGTGCCAATCCTGAATATTGGGCTGCACTTGGCAAGGCGATGCAGGTTGATGAAACCGAAGCTCGTCGTCGTCGCTGTTCCAACTGCGAATATTACGATAACAGCACGCTAATGCAGGCCAAGATGGACAAGATCCCTTGGAACCAGTGGGACGTTGAGGCTGGCTTCCGTGGCTATTGTCACAAGTTTGAGTTCATCTGCCATGATCTGCGCTCCTGCCAGGCATGGGAAGAGCGCGAGTTTGAATTTGAAGATTGATTGTGATAGTGTGCAGCCACCGAGCGTCATTGAGCAGCCGGTGGCTCACCTTAAAGGGGTTTGAATGACGCAGGAACAGGACAGCGCTAAGCAAGTCTCGCAAGACAGCGAATCCTTATCCGCGCCTGTTATTCGCCATGCTGTAACTGATGACGCTGAGCAGATCGCCATTCTTGGTGGTCGCTTCCACGAGCAAGCTGCTTGGTCTGACATCTTCAATTACAACATTGGCGATTGCGTTACTTCGCTTGAGCATTTCATCGGCCAGCCAAACTTTATCTGCATGGTCGCTGATGACGATGGAAAGTTTGTTTCGTTCGGTGCTATGGTCCTTGCCCCGATTTATTTCAACCACAGACACATTTCTGCCGAGGAATTGTTCTGGTGGGCTGATCCTGAGTCAACGCACTTTGGCATCGGACGGAAGCTCAAGAAGGCTCTAGAGCAAGAGGCTAAGGATCGTGGTGCATCATCTGTTCAGATGAAGTCGATTGATCTTTTGAATGGCGCAAGAATGGCAAAGTTGTATGCTCGGGATGGCTACAGGCCCAGTGAGCATTCGTTCATTAAAAGGTTTGTATAATGGCAATTGGAACACTCGCAGCAGTTGCCCTCGGCGTTGGCTCACTCGGCAGTGCTGCAATCGGCGCAAGCGCGGCTGGAAAAGCTGGCAGAGCGCAAGTGCAAGCGGCTGAGGCTGGTGTTAAGGAACAGCGTGCTGCACGTGAAGAACTTCGACGCCTACTTACTCCTTACACCGAAGCCGGACTTCCTGCCCTTGAAGCACAGCAGGCTGCGCTGGGTTTACGTGGTCCCGCCGCACAGGCTGAATATGTTGCAGGTCAGGAAGCTAGCCCGATCTTTCAAGCTCTCGCTAGACAGGGCGAGGAAAGCATATTGCAGCAAGCTTCGGCAACTGGTGGTCTGCGTGGCGGCAATGTGCAAGGTGCGCTTGCCCAGTTCCGCCCATCCTTGCTGAATCAGTTCCTTACGCAGCAGTATGAACGCCTTGGAGGCATGACATCTCTCGGTCAGCAATCGGCAGCTGGCGTTGGAACGGCTGGCATGCAGACCGCATCGTCCATCGCTGATCTGCTTGGTCAAGCTGGTGCTGCACGCGCTGGTGCTGCGCTTGGTGTGGGTAAAGCAATCAGTTCGCCATTCAATCTGCTTTCAACGCTTGGCGGCATGAGCGCCGCAAAATCTATGGGTTATTGATTTATGCCGCAGCCTTATGATTATTCGCTTGGCGTTCCGTCACCGCAGGAGTCATTCCTTGCAGGCGTGCAGTCATGGCAGCAGCAGCAGCAGGTCAATGCCCAGATGGCTCGTGCTGAAGCTGAAAAAGCTGAGGTTGAGCGCAAGATTGCGGCTGTTGAACGCAAAGCGCAGGTATTTCAGAGGTATCTTGGTCCAGGTGCAACGATCGAAGATCGCAATGCGGCCATGCGCGAACTTCCCGATGATGTGAGTGCAATCCAGACTATGTGGTCTGGCATGGATGAAGGCAGGCGTCGGGCATATCTCGAAGCGGGTCGCAGCGTTTACAATGATTTGATGCCTCGTCCCGATGGGACTGTGAACATTGAAGGCGCTATCGCCAACCTGAATACGCGCGCTGATGCCGCGAAGAACAGCGGCGACACAGTGCTAGAAGGGCAATTGCGCGGTCTGTCTACCACACTGCAAAATCAACCGGCCAGCGCACGAGCATTGCAGGGCATCATTGATCTACAGGTTCGTGCTGTTGATCCTGATGCTGCTGACAAGATGACTGGTTTTGGCGATGCTGCATCGAAGATGCGTGGTGCTGGTATTGATCCTTATAGCGAGCAGGGACGCAAACTGTTTGACAGCATGGTGTTCAAGCAGGGGCAAATTCTCGTAACGAATGCTCTTACGCCAGATGGACAATCCTACACTGGAACGCTTGATAATTTCTTGCAGACCTATGGAACGCCTCGTGGTGGTGCTGGTGGACAGCCTGCACAACCTCAAACTGATGCCCAAGTTCTGACTTTTGATCAGGCCATCGGAGCGGTAAATGGCCTTGGAGTTTCCGGAGCATCTGCATTCTTCAATCGCAATGGTTATCGCATTCGCGTTCAGACGCCAACTCAAGCACGCAAGCTGCCTTCTGGCACAAAGATTATTCTTCCTGATGGAAGCGAAGGGACTGTTCCGTAATGGCAACGCAAAACGATCCGTGGGCTGAATTTCGCACTGGTGGGCAGCCTGCAGCAGCACCTCAGCCGCAGGATGGCCGTCCTGTTGGGGTTGTTGTCCCTAAGGCTCCTGAAAAGCCTCGTGAGGCCCCGCAAGGCTATCGTTATAACGCGCAAGGTGGCCTTGAGGTCATCCCCGGCGGTCCCGCTGATCCGAATGCTCCTGGTCAGGCTGGCACTGGCGAAGAGTCAAAGAACGTAGGGTTCTACATTCGTGCAATGGGTGCCAATCGCCTTTATGAAAATAAAGGTGTTGGTCCTCGTGACATTGTTGAACAAGGCTTCAAGGAGCAATTTCCTAACATCGCAAATACGTTCATAAGCGGTGATGCACGACAGGTTGCTGATGCTGCTGAAAGCGCATTCGTAGAAGCTATTCTTCGCAGCGATAGTGGTGCTGCAGTTCCTCCAAATGAAATCATTGAAGGTCGCCGTCGCTATTTCCCGCAACCGGGTGATCGTGAAGATGTGATTGCTGCAAAAAAGCAGATGCGTGAACAGGCCATTGCTGGCGTGATCGCTCGTGCCGGAACGCAGGCACCAAAGGCATTCAGCACTTGGAATAATCTTCTCACGCAGTATCAACAGCAGGAGAAGCCTGCTGAACAACAGCCTGCCGCTCCCGGCGCTCCGTCGCAGCCCGGTGCACCAAAAATTGAGGTGGCAAAGGGAGAAACCTTCTCGACAGAAGCCGACTTCAAGCGCCGCCAAGATAGCGCAGAAGCATGGGCTGCAACGCAGGGTCTTCCGTTTGATCAGGCTCTGGCGCAGTTTAATGCAGCCATGCAGGCCAAGGGCTATGGCCCTGCTGGCAAAGAGACGATCGACGTTCTCCAATGGTATGAGCAGAACAAGCCTGGGGATCGTGGCGCTGTACGCTGGGAGCTTCCTGCAACTGGCAAACGCGAAGGCGGAGCGCCGGGGCGATTGGCAGCTGCAGGATCTTCGCTTCTGACTGGATACACTGGCGGTCTTGCAGAGGAAGTTGTCCAGCAGTTTAGCCCAGAAGCGGCTGCGAAGCTTGAAGCTGCCAAGCAGTATGGCCGCGAAGAATATCCTGGCACCACACTGGCCGGTGAAGTCATTGGTGGTCTCGTCTCTCCGCTTTCCAAGATTGGACCTGGTGGAACTGTTGCTGGCGAGGCAGTCCGCGCTGGAACCTATGGCGGAATCTCTGGCTTTGGTGAGGCAGCACCTGATGCTGGTTTCGTTGAGCGTATCCCTGGCGCTGTTGCTGGTGCAACGATCGGTGGCACTGCTGGTGGCGCAGCGCAGAAGTATGTCACGCCAGCAGTCACTGAATTCACTGAACGCTTTGTTGCGCCAGTGGTTCAGCGCGCAATGACACCAGCCACGCAGCAGGCTATTCCAGCCGCTGAACAGGCTGGCATCCCGCTGATCACTTCTGACATTGTTAAGCCAAAGACTTGGTTTGGCCGCTGGACGCAGGAAACGCTTGAAAAGGTTCCAGTGCTCGGCACTGGCGGCGCTCGCGCTGCTCAACGCGAAGCACGAGAAGCTGCAATCACCAAATTGCATGATGACTTTCGCGCTGGAACGGCTGAGATTGATGACATCACTCGCGACTTCCTCAAGGTGCGTGGGGATCAGATTGGCAATCTTGTTAGACAGAAGCAGGAAGTCTTTGCCAATCTTGTCGGAAATAATGTTGACACGAATGCAGCTATTGCAGCCATAGACAAAGGCATTGCTCGTTATCAGAACACCGCTGGCTATGAGACCTTGATTGATAACCTCATGAAGTGGCGCTCCAATCTTGCCAGTGGCAACATCAATGTCATTGAAGACACTCGCAAGCTAATTGGTGATGCTGGTTTTGATCAGACGCTTGCACCAGTGAAATCTGCATTGAATAGCGTTGTGAATGACATTTATCCTGCACTGAATCAGGATATGGGCGCTGCAATTCAAAAGTTTGGCAAGGCTGGTGACTTCTCAAAGTGGAAATCTGCTAATGAGGCGTTGTCTGATTTTGCAACTGATCTTGAAAATTCAACGGTTAAGCGCGTTCTTTCAAAGGGAAGTGCGACCCCAGAAGAAGCGGCGTCTCTGCTTTTCAGCAAGAAACCAAGTGAAGTGCGCGCACTCTTTGGAAGCCTAAGCGAAGAAGGTAAACGCAATGCACGGGCATTGATCGTTAACCGCATGGTGGAAAGGGCTGGCGGTCTTGACGATCTAAGTCCTGCAAAGTTCACAAGGCAGCTTAAGGATTCTGCACGGACCATTGGTGTGGCATTTGATCCTGCTGAAGCCGATCGCCTTACCGGACTTCTTCGCGCACTTCAGTTCACCCGGCGTGCAGATCAGGCAGCTGTCACAACGCCAACCGGGCAGGCTCTTATCCCTTTGCTTGGTGCTGGTGCTGGTGGATACTTTGCTCCAACCGCTACTGGCGTTCTTGGGGCGATAACTGCGGCAGCGCGGGTCTATGAAACTAAGGCGGTCAAGAACATCTTGGTTGCCCTGTCTCGCACGGCACCAGGAAGCAAGGCGGAGCAGAACGTGCTTTCAAGTCTTGCGCGAGTTCTGTCGCAGCAAGCTGGTCAGGAAGGTGGCGAGGCTGGTCAGGCTGTTGCCGAGGAGATGGCTCCTCCCAAGGTTCCAACGCAATGACCTTTCTTTACCAAGCAATTTCTGGCATAACGCCATCCAAGGAGTTTGATTGATGGCTGCTATTTCTATTCAGGTTCCGTATCCGGTTTTTTATGATCGTGACGGTCAGCCTCTTGATAATGGCAACATTTATATCGGTGATGCTAATCAAGATCCTGTGGCTAATCCTCTTCAGGTCTATTATGATGAAGCATTGACAATTCCAGCAAACCAGCCGCTTAGAACAAGCGCTGGTTATATTTATCGTAATGGAACTCCTGCGCAGATTTATGTGGATGCGACAGACTTCTCTATTCTTGTAAATGATGAGAAGAATTTGCTGGTTTATAGCTTTCCAGAAGGAACTGGAATAGGCGTTGGAGCTTCAAGCATCACATATAATGAAGGTAGCGCTGGGGCTGTCACCAGAACCGTTGAAAGCCGACTTCAAGATTATGTTTCGGTCAAAGACTTCGGTGCTGTCGGTAACAACGTAACCGATGATACTGCGGCAATTCAGGCTGCACTGAATAGCGGCGCTCTGGAAGTTGTGTTCCCAGCAGGCGGCACTTACATTGTTAATGGCGGCCTTACCGTAACCACAAACGGTCAACGCATTTCAGCTTATGGCGCAACCATTAAGCTGAAAAATAGCGCTTCAACCAAGTGGATTATCAAATCCACTGCTACGGATGTTGTGTTTGCTGGCGGCACGTATGACGGCAACAAGGCCAACGGAAACGCGACCGGTAGCACCTATGATAGTTTTGGCGTAGGTCTTTATGGCGACCGCTGCACTTGCCAAGATATTTGGTCCATCAACACCTATGGGATCGGGATCAAAGGTTTTGCAAATTATCTTTCTGCACTGAATAACCGTATCAGTAATACCGAACACTACGGCATTTTCTTTGATGGTTCTGCTTCTGTAAGCCACACCGGGAACCGTGCAATCGGCAACACGATTGATATGTCGGAAGGGCAAATCAGCGGTGGTCAAAACATTGGGCAAGGCATTCTGTTTACGGCTGGCGTCGGCCAGGCTCAAACCGCTTGGGAACTAGCAGATAACAATATTATTGGTCCCCAAACAAGCGTTCAAGATCAGGCCATCAACCTTAATGTCCGTGGTAATAGCGGGATTGTCTCCAACAACACGACCCGTTATGGCGCGATGGGGTTTTCCGAGGGCGGCGCAAACACCGTCATCACGGGGAATAGGTTCCTAAATCTTGTTGGTACGTTCCGATATGGCGTAGAGCCTTCCGGCGGCAACACAGTCATCAGTAACAATGTAATTACTGATGCAATCAGGGGCGTAAGCGCATCTGGGACCATCAATTTTGACAATTTGGTTATAACTGGGAACTATATCCAATCGAGTAATTTTGGAATTATTCTTCAAACAAATGCTGCATATACCGGGCGAAACTGCGTAATCAGCGGAAACAACATAACTTTTGGCGGGTACGGTGTTTATACCGTGCAAGACGTTCGCAACCTGCAAGTCAGCTCTAATGTCTTGGTCGGACCGTCAAATACGTTCGCCAGCGGGCGCGGCGTCTATATCGACACACCACCTACCGATGCGTACGTTTACGTTACGACAAACACGATTGCTAACGTGCAGCGCCCATACGCAGTATACAGCGCGAGCGCGTTGACGGTTAATTATCTGTTTGCAACAAACAACAATCTTAGCCTTGCAGGAAGCAACACAAACTCGTCTGTCTGGACAGTTGAGGGTGCAGCCGCGCTCGGCGCAACCGTAATTTCGGCAAATAACGTAAATCCTGCTGCGCTTGGGATGGAATACAGCGCTGTAAACCAAGGCTCAAACATCGTTGTCCGCTACGGGATTGGCACTCCAGAGGGTTCTATTACAGCGGGTATCGGCTCAATTTATGTTAATAAATCAGGCGGTATAGGGACAACTCTGTATGTGAAAGCGACCGGGGTAGGAAACACTGGCTGGACTGCATTGTCCTGATGATTTGGGCGAGAACATAAATGGCAAACAGATTTTGGGTTGGCGGTTCTGGGACATGGGACGGTACTAATACCGCAAACTGGTCTGCGACTAGTGGCGGGGCATCTGGTGCCTCTGTGCCAACTGCTGCCGATTATGCGTATTTTGACGCAAATTCTGGGGCAACGCCCACTATAACCGTTGCCGCCGGGGCTACGGCCATCTCTACCTACTTTGAAACGCCGGGGATGGTCGTAAATTTAGCGGCAAATGTAACGCTATCAACCAGCGCCCTGCCGCTTGTCCTTACTCATGGTACGTTAAAACTGAACGGGTTTACGATCTCATGCGCTATATTCTCGTCCGCAAACGGAAACGTAAGGTCGATTGAGTTTGGCGCGGGAAAAATAAACGTTACCGGAAACAACGCCACTGTAATCAACATATTTAATATTACCAATTTTTCATACACAGGCACGCCGCGATTTGAACTATCGTATAATGGTGCTGTTGGCACGCGTACCATACGCTGCGCCGATAATTCTGGAACAGCGACGCAAACAAACACCCCAGATATTTACGTAACCGCTGGGTCCGACATTTTTAGGTTCAACTTAAACGTAACATCTACTGCTGTCAGAACCCTGGACACAACTGGTTTCGCTGGCTCAATTGAGGCGTCAGCAATTCGTTTGTTCGGCAGCTTGAACTTGTCCGCCACTACCGTTGTTTCTGCGTCCACAAATGCAATAACTTTTATTTCCACACAAACTGGAAATACAATTACGACTAATGGCGTTAATATTGATCGTCCCCTAGCTTTCAGCGGAGTTGGCGGCGAATGGAAATTGACTGACGCGCTGTCTGTTGGTTCAACGCGCACGGTAACATTGACTAATGGCACGCTTGATGGGAACGGCCAGAACGTCACTCTAGGAAGCTTTGCTCTTGGCGCTGGCACCAAGACGTTAACATTGGGCAGCGGCTTGTGGTCTGTCACTGGAAGCGGAACAGCTTGGAACGCAAACACCAATGTCGCCAATCTAACTGTTAGCGCATCTACTGGTACGATCAGCATGACTAGTGCCAGCGCCAAAACATTTGCTGGTGGCGGTAAGGCATGGCCAACACTTAACCAAGGCGGTACGGGTGCGCTTACCATTCAGCAGAGTAATACTTTCGCCAACATCACCAACACCGCGCAACCATCCACGATCACTTTAACAGCAGGCACCACGCAAACTGTGAGCGCATTTGGTGTGTCAGGCACATCTGGAAATTTCGTGACGCTCAATAGCAGCGCTGCTGGATCGCAAGCTACTTTGAGTGATAGCAGTGGAACCAATAGCGTTTCGTTTGTCTCAATCAAAGACATCAATGCAACTGGTGGCGCTACTTGGGAAGCATTCATCACTAGCGGCAATGTCGATGCAGGTAACAACACAGGCTGGGACTTTCTGGTGCAGCTTGGCCGATATATGTATAATGTTCGCAAATCTAAGCGCATCCTTCAACAAGGAGTAATCTAATGGCTGTCAGTTCTCAAATGCCGTTCAATCCGCTTGGCGAGACTGTCGCCATTACTGCTGCCGCTACCGCTCCCAATGGCGTGCAGGCTTTGGTGTCCGAGCGTAACAGCCCTAACTCACCCGGTCAGTATCGTGTCGTAAACGCAGGCACGGTGATCGTGCATCTGGGCGTTGGTCCGAGTGTTGCCAAGGCAAAAGCAAATGCCGAAGCGGCTGCATCAGGCAATCCTGCTCCTGGCATTCCGCTGCTCCCTGGTGCTGTCGAAATCCTGCGCTTTGGCCCTGAATCCTATTTCAGCGCCTTGGCTGCAAGCTCTACCACCATCTACATCACGCCGGGACAGGGCATCTGATTGTGACCACTATTGATCAGACCGAAGCCCGGCTCAACACGCATGAGGAGGTTTGCGCGCTGCGATACGAAAGCATTTGCGCTCGTCTGAAGCGTTTGGAAGGGCTGGGAATGACCGTTGCGGGCACGATCATCATGCTGCTGATTGGCATTCTGCTGACCATGCTGAAGATGAAGTGACATGCCCGCGCTAGGCCCTGTCAAGGCGCTTACGATCCACTGCGCCGCGACACCGGAAGGTCGCCACGTCAGCGCCGACCAGATCACGCAATGGGATAAGGCCAAGTTCGGCCAAACCAGCTACCATTGGGTTATCGAACTGGACGGCTCCATGCACCGCACGTTGCGGGATGACCAGAAGGGCGCGCACGTCGGCGGCGCGAACACCGGCAATATCGGCATCTGCTACGTCGGCGGCGTGGATAAGAACCTGAACCCCAAGGACACGCGCACGCCAGCGCAAAAGAAGTCGCTCCTTACGCTCGTTCGGACGTATAAGGAGCGCTACCCCGGCATTATGATACGCGGGCACCGCGATTGGCCGGGCGTCAAGAAGGCTTGCCCCAGCTTCGATGTCGATAGCTGGCTGGCCGAAACAGGAGACTGAACATGCTTAAGGGATACCGCACCTACATCATGGCCGGCCTTGGCGTTGCGTCGGCCGTTGCGGGCTACCTGGTGGGCGACACGGACTTGCTGACGGCGGCGAACGCTGCGTTCACCGCCGCCGCCTTAGCCTTCCTTCGTTCCGGCATTCCGCGCCTGTAACCAGCGTTCGCCGTACCATAGCGCCTTGCGCATATCTTGAGTCGTCTCGTCCTTATGGCCTAGACGACTCAAATATTTAATCATATTGCCCCGGCAATACCCGGCAAATTCTTCGGGCGATAGTTTGGCCTGTAGATAGTCAATGGCTTCTATCCCGCCGGTTTTGTAGTGCGCAGGGTGGTTGACCATATCGGCCTTCATCGCCAGCGCCCGTTCCCACGATCCGGGGGCGGATTGATCGTCGATCATGCCTTCAGCCTTTCTGCAAGTTCGCGCCGCTCGCGCATGGTGCGCAGTTTGCACACGCGCTGATGCAGCCGCCGGGCGATGGCAGTACGCTTATGCGTGCTGACTTCATCGTCGAGCATCTTCTGCACTTCAGTCTCGCTGTACTTCGACAGGTTTGCCGCCAGCGTCTGCCAGGATACCTTAGACAAGTTCGGCCCCCATAATTTCGCGGCGATCCGCCGCACTGTGGATGAAAGACATCCTGACTTCGTCCCCCACTTTGAAAGCGTCGGTACGGATGAAAACAGCCGCCGGTCGCTGGTCGTAGTCCTTGTCGTAATAGGACACAAGCCGGGCGGTCCCGTTGCGAACCGAACGGACCCGAAAGGTGAAAGGCTTAGTTTGCATTTTTCAGTTCCTTAACGATTGTGGCGCGTCAATCCGGGTCGCCCATTATCTCAGCGTGGTTAGCCGGATTGGTGATAAACTGCACGTCAATCACCGCGCCTTCATCCAGCACAGCCGGAAGAACAATAGCGGCGGGGCGCAAATCGGCGTCGGCGTCGTAATAGGCGACCAGCCGCGCCTCGCCTTTGCGGACATGCCGCACTTGGTACGAAAACGATCTAGTTTGCATTTTTCAGTTCCTCGATTGCGGTTTCAGACACGGCGCGCTTGTCGTGCAGCGCCGCCCATATGCGTTCGTCAATCGTCTTTTCCGTCAGCATGACGTAAACCCAAACGTCGCGCGTCTGCCCGCTGCGGTGCAGCCGCCCGACTGTTTGTTCGTAAAGTTCCAATGACCACGGCAGCGACAAGAACACCATGTGGCAGCCGCCGTGCTGAAGGTTCAGGCCGTGGC